CATGCCCACCTTTACCGCCCATACGGCCATTGGCCAGCGTGAGGATCTGATCGACGTCATTTATGACATCAGCCCCACCGAAACCCCTATTATGTCCACGCTTGCGCGGACTAAAGCCACCGCCGTTTTCCACGAATGGCAATCAGATAGTCTCGCCAGCGCTACGGCAGCGAATGCAGCCGTTGAGGGAGACGACGCTGTTAGCGCCACTATCAGCCCGACCACCCGGCTTGGTAACTATTGCCAGATCGTGCAGAAAACCATTCAGGTTTCCGGCACCCTGGAAGCTGTTAATAAAGCAGGTCGAAAATCTGAGCGTGCGTACCTTCTCTCTAAGGCGTCCAGTGAGCTTAAACGCGACATGGAAACTATTATCGCTGCCAACCAAGGCCGTGATGCTGGTTCGTCCACAACCGCTCGTAAACTTGGCGCGATTCTGTCGTGGCTGAAAACCAATACGTCGAAAGGTACTTCTGGTACTGACCCGACGACTATCGGTGTTTCGACCCGTTCGGACGGCGCTACCCGTACGTTTACCGAGACTCTGCTTAAAGATGTAATGAAACTGGTTTATGACTCGGGTGGTAATCCCACCATGTTGGTCGTTAACTCCGGTTTGAAGCAGAAAGCCTCGGCGTTTGCTGGTATCGCTGCTCAGCGTTATATGGCTCCCAGCGATCAGCCCACCACAATTATCGGGTCGGCTGATGTTTATATGGGAGATTTTGGTGTTCTCAACATAGTTCCCGACAGGTTCCTCCGCACTCGTGATGCTCTGCTGCTCGATCCTGAGTATGCTGCGCTTGCGTATCTGCGTCCGTTCCAGACTAACGACCTGGCCAAAACGGGCGACAGCGAGAAAACCCAGCTTCTTGCTGAGTTCACGCTGGAGATGCGTAACGAGGCCGCGCATGGCATCGTTGCTGACCTAAATCCCGCGCTGTAATGGGTGAAGGGGAGGGGGAAACCTCTCCCCTGCTTACATGAAAACATTGTTCTCTGTAGACCAAGGCCGATACACAGTTGCGCATGCGACTGATGACGGTATCGTGCTGGAAACCAAGCAGGATGTATCTGCAATCTTGGAAGCCAATAAGCGCGAATACAATGCGTCTGATGGCAAGTTTGAGCCTGTCGTCACCAAGGTTGCCAGCCTGCCGCTTACAGTTATTGACGATCTAAACCGCAAGGGCATTATGCAGGGGTTTAGCGTCAAGGATGACAAAGCATTCCGAGCTTTTTTAAACCATCCTGATAACCGATTTTTCAGGACTCACCCAGGGAAAATATGAAAATAGCCATCTGTGTTCCGTGTCGTGATGAGGTCATGTCGTCGTTCTGTTTTGACCTTTGCAGACTGGTGGAATACGAGGCTAAACGGGGTGTAATTGATCTTCAGTTGATGCAGATGCCTGGGACGCTGATATTCACTCAGCGTGAGAAATTGGCGTCTGAGGCGATGCAGATGGGGTGTGAGGCTGTCTTGTGGATTGACAGCGATATGAGGTTCCCGGCAAACACGTTGGAAGTGCTGTTAGCTAGAGATGTACCTGTAATTGGGGTAAATGCTACCACTCGCAGAGAGCCGATATTGCCGACTGCGTTGAACCTTGAGATTACTAGAGAAATGCTTGACGGTAAACCCGAGCCAAAACAGGTTTGGCACAAGGTAGAGTCAAGAGGGAAAACGGGCATAGAACAAGTGACGGCTGTGGGATTTGGTGTTACACTTGTTCGCAGAGCGGTTTTCGATACATTGCCTCGTCCGTGGCACGACATCATCTGGACGGACTTTGGTAATGTGATCGGGGAAGACGTCACGTTTTGCGTGCGGTGCATGGAAAACGACATTCCCGTGTTTGTTGACCACGATCTGTCCATGATGATCGGACACACTGGGGCGCGGACGTTTGGATGGGATGACGTAAAACATGGCACTAATAACATACAGCGACCTAAAGACCAGCGTCGCAAACTATCTCGCAAGAAGTGACCTCACAAGTCAGATTCCTGACTTTATCCAGTTTGCTGAGATTCGACTGCGCCGTGAGCTACGCATCCGGCAAATGCTCTCGTCTGCCACGCTAACAACGACTGGCGGCACTGAGACGGTCAATCTACCGTCTGACTTTCTTGAACTCAAGAACATCTACGTTGATGGCGATCCTACCTGGACGCTGACCTATCTCACGCCTTCCACTCTTGTTCGCAATGGCAGGACGTATGAAGCTGGCAAACCGTCGTACTACACGATTCTTGCGAGCCAGGTTAAGTTCGGGCCTACCCCTGACACAACGTACTCTGTGCCTCTTCTGTACTACGCTGCGCCTGCGTTTTTAAGTGACAGCAATACGTCTAACGTCTGGTTGGCTAACTGCCCGGATCTGCTTCTCTATGCGAGTCTTGCAGAGGCTGAGCCGTATCTGATGAACGATGCTCGTCTTGCTACTTGGCAGGCTATGTACGACCGTGGTCTGTTGGGTCTGCGCGAGTCGGATGATCGTGGTGAGTTCAGTGCTTCTCCGCTAACGATGTCGGTGACTGCGCGATGAAAATTCTGTTTGATCAGTGGACGCCTGACAGACCTGGGGTTGCTTCTAGTCTCTCAGAGGCTAAAAACGTCATTCCAACAAATGTTGGTTATATTCCGCTGGAAGAAGCAGAAGATATTAGTAACGCAGCAGATCAAAATCTGTACGTATCAATACCTGTAAAGTTTGCTGGCACGCAGTATTTATTTGCTGCTGGTTCAACAAAGCTGTACTTATTTAATGACACGACAATTAACCTTGATAACAGGTCTAGGATTGTCAGCCCGTATACAACAACAGACTTCTGGGATCATGCTCTATTCGGCAATGTGCTGATAATGTCGAATGGCAAGGACATCTTGCAGGGGTTTACTCTTGGATCGTCTGCTGCTTTCAACAACCTAGACGCTGCTGCGCCTGCTGCTAAATACGTGACGGTTGTGCGTGACTTTGTTGTGGCTGCGGGAACTACAGCAGATCCAAATAAAGTCTTTTGGTCAGATGTAAATGACGAGACTAACTGGACGCCTGGTACTGGTTCTCAGTCTGATAGCCAGTTTATTCCCGATGGTGGCGACATCATGGGGATTACAGGTGGCGAGTTCGGCATTGTCTTGTTAGAGCGCAGCATTTATCGGATGACGTACATTGGTGCGCCTCTTTACTTCCAATTTGACAATATCACTCGTAGTCTTGGCTGCATGAGTCGCGGGAGCATTGTGCAGTCTGGTGGCTTCACGTACTTTTTGTCTGATGACGGGTTCTATGTATGCGATGGTCAGACTGTCAAACCGATTGGGAATGATCGTATAGACAAGTGGTTCTTTGATAACGTAGCTCCTACGGTTCTTCAGAACATCTCTGCTGCAATCGATCCTGTTAACAAGGTCGTGATCTGGGGTTTCGAGAATACTTTTGCTCAGACATATCTGCTTATATACAACTGGGCAGCAGATAAGTGGTCTTATGCTCAAACAACAGCGGATTACGTTTCAACGCTTGCAACCGTCCCGGTATCAGTTGAAGGTTTGGATAACTACTCTGCCTCACTTGACGCTCTGCCTGCGTCGCTTGACTCGCGTTTATGGGCTGGTGGTCAGATCGTTCTCGGTGGCGTAAGGGGTGCAAAGATTGTCACGTTCAGCGGTACACCGTTGACTGCTGTGCTTACGACGGGTGATATCGAACAGCCTTTTAATACAATGTTGAGACTTGCTAGACCACTCGTGGCGAATGGGTCTGCAACGGTATCTGTCGCAAGTAGGTTTAGGTTAGATGGTGATTTGAACTACTCAACCGCTGTTGCAGCATCGAGTGAAAACAGAATCCCACTACGGTCAATCGGTCGGTATCACCGGGTTTCGCTGACGCCGACAGGCAACTGGACAAACGCAACTGGTGTAGAGGTTGAGATAGTCCCAGCAGGGGGTCGGTGATGTTTCGCAGACTACCTCAGCAGGGCGGCACGCCTCGTGACGTTGCAGAGATCGTTAACCGGACTCTTGACGGTAAGATCAACTCTGTAGGGACTATTACGCTTGCTACAGGTGGTGCTACTACAACCACTCTGTATGACCCCAGAATCAGCGAGGACAGCATTATTTTATTTGTTGCTGCCTCTGCTGCTGCCAACACGGATAACGTTCCTTACGGGGCATTTCAAGACACAACAGACCAGTCTGCTGCGAGTACGACTGCGGCATATGCGATTACGCTGAACACGACTGACTACAGTAACGGTGTCAGCATTGTCAGCAACTCTCGGATCACGTTTGCTACTGGCGGCATCTATAACATTCAGTTCTCGATTCAGTTTGCTAACGATGACTCGCAGATTCAGGATGTTGATGTGTGGTTTCGTAAGAAC